TTTAACAGCAATATACCCTGAGATATTTTATCCTGATCAAGTTTTCACTCAGCCTATGCTGCCTATGAGCGGCGGCGGTTACGTAGATGACTACCGCATGAACCGTGGCGGGATTATGGATTTACGAGAGCCTCACCGTTACAACCGTGGCGGAAATGTTATGCGGAATATCCGCGATGAACAAGCGCGTGTCATAGGTGTTCAGGACGATGCCGCAGATGAAATGAACCGTATCCGCTATCATTCAGGCCGCGATGCGCGGGACGAGCGCTTTCGGGTAGCCGCCCGTGAACGAGATGCCCGTGCGGAAATGGGTAGGTTACGTGGCGAAGCTCGTTACGAAGATATGCATGGCCGTGGACCGAGGGCCTTTGGTCATGGTGGCGGCGTAGCATCCTTGGCCCCCGTAGCGCGAAATATGTTTCGGAAACGCCGCTTACCCCGTGCAGGTATGGTAGTGTAGAATGGCGCAAAACCAAGAGGAATACGCCTCTGAAACAGGCTCAACGGATGCGTTTGAGTTTGAAAAGGTTATTGACGTACTAGGTATTCCTGTAAGAGTAACGGGTAAACAAACACCTTTGTTAAGAGGGCATCTAGATGCAGAAGCTTATATTACAGATTCTTTGAGCGTACTAGGCGGAATAGATTCTAATACAGGTTTATTTACTGGAGCAAATTATAACAAAGGTCCATTTCAAGGCAGTGCAACACTACAAGAAGATAAGGCTATTCTTAAAGCAGCTTTAAGAGGCAACCTTGCAGAAATACGCGGAGGTTTTATAAAAGAAGGAGACAGTGACCAACGTACCGTCGGGGCTTCTTTTAGAGTACCAAATACACCAATTTCTTTTTCGGTAGATCAATCAAAATACAAAAACCCTTATGGTCAAGAAAAGGTTACAGAGGCTCAAGGAATATTTTCTTTACCAAAAAAAGGTCAGATAGCAGCATTTTTTAATAAAAGCCCTTACCAAAGTACAAAAGGAATAAAAGGGGGTTTTAACTTACCGGAAAACTGGACGGCCTCTGGTTCTATGCAACGTACAGATCCTGCTTACAGAGAACCTTTTTATAATGCAGAAGGCCAACTAACAAAAACTTTTAAAGACAACACTATTGCAACTTTAATTGCTAAGTACGGCCCCGTAAAAGGAGCTAGAATTTTTTTAAACTGGAAAGCATCTTTGAATTAATAGAGGTTTAACATGGCACTTCCTCCAAACACCCCTTTAATGGACGTAGTAAACTCCATTGACGAAGGCGATCTAGAAATAGAAATGGGTGGCACTGAAGTTATGGCAGAAGATGTTTTGCCCGAGGGCCTTGATATTCAAATCGAGGAAGACGGCGGTGTAGTTATAGACTTTGATCCTTTTTCTGCTATGGGTGTAGATGAGGGTGATTTCTATCGGAATCTAGCCGAAGATATGGGTCAAACGGAACTTGGCTCGTTGTCAAGTACGTTATTGGGCGATTATCAAGCAAATAAAGCTTCTCGCGGCGATTGGGAAACAGCTTACGCAAACGGGCTGGAGTTGCTTGGATTTAATTATGAAGAGCGAACGCAACCGTTTCGTGGTGCTACAGGTGTAACCCATCCGTTATTGGCAGAAGCCGCCACACAATTTCAAGCACAGGCGTTTAATGAGTTACTACCCGCTGGTGGTCCTGTACGAACTTCGGTTATGGGCGATCCTTCCCGTGAAAAAGAAGCCCAAGCGCACCGTGTCAAGGACTTTATGAATTACTACATTACTAATGTAATGGAGGAATACACCCCTGAATTTGACCAAATGCTGTTTTATTTACCGTTAGCAGGGTCTACGTTCAAGAAAGTATATTATGACGAGTCGCTAGGACGGGCGGTTAGCAAGTTTGTTCCCGCAGAACACCTGATTGTTCCATATGAAACATCTGATCTTGAAACCTGTCCTAATATCACACATATCTCTCGTATTAACTCAAATGACCTGAGAAAGCTGCAAGTAAGTGGTTTTTACAGGGATATTAACGTAATGCCGTCGCAGTCTGGTCCGTTGGACAATAGCTCGGTAAGCAAGGAAATAGACTATATCGAGGGCGTTCAAGCGTCAAACATAGATTATGACTGTACGCTGGTAGAATGCCACGTTGATTTAGACTTAGCTGGTTTTGAAGATACCGATAAAGACGATGAACCTACGGGAATACAGGTTCCCTATATCGTAACGATTAGCGAAGATAACGGTCAAATACTGGCAATTCGGCGTAATTACGCAGAAGATGACCCGTTACGTAAAAAAATACAATATTTTGTGCATTACAAATTCCTACCGGGATTTGGGTTCTATGGCCTTGGCCTGATCCACACAATCGGCGGGTTGTCTCGTACAGCAACCGCCGCGTTGCGCCAGCTAATCGATGCAGGAACGCTTTCAAATCTTCCCGCAGGGTTCAAGGCCCGTGGACTTAGGATCAGGGACGATGCTGATCCGTTGCAACCGGGCGAGTTCCGTGACGTAGATGCTCCAGGGGGAACTATACGGGAAAGCTTGATGCCTTTGCCGTTTAAGGGTCCAGACGGGACTTTATTTCAACTACTAGGTTTTGTCGTAGATGCGGCCAACCGTTTTGCAACTATTACAGACTTGAAGATGGGCAATGGTGACCAAGGCGCTCCTGTTGGAACGACAATGGCAATGATGGAGCAAGGCTCGCGGGTCATGTCGGCAGTACACAAAAGACTGCATTACGCGATGCGCCAAGAGTTTAAATTACTCGCTAAAGTAATGTCCGACTATTTACCTCAAGAATACCCTTATACGGTAGAAAACGCCGATCGGACTATTATGGCGGAAGATTTTGACAATCGGGTAGCTATCATTCCTGTCTCCAACCCGAATGTATTTTCGCAATCGCAACGTATAATGTTGGCGCAAACGCAAATGGAACTTGCGGAAAAAGCGCCTGATTTGCATAACCCTTATGAAGCTTTCCGCAGGATGTACGAAGCGCTAGGGGTGCGCGACATAGATAAAATCCTTAGACCTCCTTCGTCAGATGAGCCTGTGCCGAAAGACCCCGCACAAGAAAACATTGACTCTTTGGAAAACACACAACTACGGGCCTTTGACGGACAAGACCATGACGCACATATTATGGCTCACTTGGTATTCGGAAGTTCACCCATCGTGGCATCGCTCCCACAAATTGCCGTGGCGTTACAAAAACACATTATGGATCACGCTAAAATTAAAGCTGAAGAAACTGCTATTGAAATGGTAATGCAGCAAAACCAAGGGCAAATGCCCACGGAAGATATGCAACCTATGATAGAAGCAATGGTTGCCCAGTTAATTGCTCAAGAGTTACAGAACATAAAAGCGTTAGGCCGACAGGTTGCAGGCGGTGGAGAAGAACAACAAATCGATCCGTTAGTGGCCTTGAAACAGCAAGAACTGGCTATAAAAGAACAGCAAGTTAGTGCTAATATAGCGCAAGACCAAGCAGAACATCAGTTAGATACGGTTAAAGTGCAAGAACGCGCTCGTCAGTTTAATGAACGACTGGCTTCTCAGGAAGATATGGGGCAAGATCGTATTGACGCAGCTTACCAACGTGAACTATTAAGGCTTCGTGCCAAGGAAAGGAATAGATAAATGGCTACAGTACATTGGAAGGGATCGCCTGCTGGCGCTGCCCCTAAACCTCAAAATTATGCACAAATAGGCGATCAAGGTCGCATACCTTATGGAAAGTTAGTAAATGAAAAAACTCCAAATACGGCAAAGGCTAAAATCACTACGGGAAAAAGTCGTGGCATGGGTGCAGCGTTGCGCGGCGGCAAGTTTACGATTGCTTAAAAGGTGTAGAGATGCCCTTAAAAAATTCTTCCTCGCAGAAAGCGATTAGCCAAAACATTAAAACGCTTGTGCGTGAAGGCAAGCCGAAAAAACAGGCGGTAGCTATCGCTCTAGATGTGGCTCGCCGCGCACAGAAGAAAAAAGTTGGCGGCGAAATACGTTCTATGGAAGCTGACAAATACCCTAAAGAATACAGCCCTATTGTGCGAGTTAAGCAAAGATTCATAGGCACGGTATGAACAAGACCATAACGGTAGACCCTCAATCAAGTACCGTTACCATAGAGCAAACCTCTCAACCAGAAACGCCGCCCGTATCCGTTATGGGAAACAGCATACACACAGGCTATGGCTGGTGGGTAGACATAATATTAATAGCAATAGTGTTAATTGCGGCTTATGCGTTTAAACAATGTATGGATCGGTGCTTTCGGGTACGCCGTATTAAGCGCAGAATTAGAAGATAATGGCTGGCGAGCGCACGGCAGCAGCAAAGAAAATTGCTAAAGCCCTAGAAGAAAACGACACAAACAACGACGGCAAGATAGATTCCAGCGAAATAGCTAGTTCTAAAGAATTATTAGAAATAGAATTACGGGAAGAAAAAAGTCATGCTCAAAGACGTATGGCGTGGGTTGCAATGGGAGCAATGGTGTTTTTCAGTATAGCGCTTTACACTCCATTAGTTCCTATTCCTCGTGTTAATGCGTTAGCTGATTTACTTGGGGGGTTTTATATTGCTCAAGCAGGGGTAGTTGCTGCATATATGGGCGTTTCTGCATGGATGGGTAAAAAATGATAAGTTTAATAGGAAGTGTAATCGGGTTTACCACAGGGTTTTTACCTGAAGTATTGAATTTTTTTAAAAGGAAGCAAGAACACGCTCAAAAACTGGAAATGATGCGTTTACAACTAGAAATGGCTGGAAAACGCTCAGAATTACGTTTATTAGAGCTAGACAGAGAAGCAGATATAGCCGAAGCACACGGAATTTATGACCATGATCGAAGCCTTGACTCTGGAAAATTTATCAATGCTATTCGGGGTAGTGTTCGTCCTGTTATTACTTATGCCTTCTTTCTAATGTTTTGTGCAACGGAAGCGGTAATTGTGGTTAAAGTATTAAATTCTGGAGGAAACTGGATGGATGCAGTTACCTTGATGTGGTCACAGGAAACCCAAGCGTTATTTGCTGCGGTAATGAGCTTTTGGTTTGGAAATAGGGCTGTAAGTAAATATCTTAAAGTCAAGTAGGTGCAAATGACAAACAATAACGACGATAGCACTAAAATTACTAGAGTAAACGACTCCACTACAGTAGCAATGCCGCTTAGAAATATTATAACTATTATTTTAGTGTCAGGATTAGCTGTTTGGGGGTATTTTAATGTTGCAGAGCGTTTAAACCAGCTTTCAACCACACTAACAATGTTGCAGATAAGCGTAGAGGCCAACAACGAATTTCGTATTCGCTGGCCTAGAGGTGAATTAGGAGCTTTGCCTGACGATTCCGAGCAATTTATGCTTATTCAACAGTTAAGACAACAATTTGATCGTTTAGCTGAAAAAATTGAAGAAGGTCGCGCTCCCGCAGATCAACAACAGACCTTACGCTTAGAGTTTTTTGAAGACCGTTTGACCAGAGTAGAAGAGTTAATAGGGCGAAACGGCTATGGCCGCAAGTAATTATGATGTATGCCTAGATAGATTGCTGGAACACGAAGGGGGTTATGTAAATCACCCTGATGACCCTGGTGGAAGAACTAATAAAGGGATTACACAAAGGGTTTACGAAAAATATTTACAACGATCGGTTACGAAACAAGAGATAAAAGACATACCAATAGAGCATGTATCGGATATTTACAGGGAAAACTACTGGAATCAAGTAAGTGCTAATGATTTACCCTCAGGTGTAGATTTTTGTGTGTTTGATTGGGCGGTAAATTCAGGTATTCGTCGTCCATCACGGGCCTTACAAAAGACGGTTGGTGCAAAAATGGACGGTAAAATTGGTCCTAAAACAATAGCTTTAGTGTTTGAATGTGACCCTGAAGCTATAATAGAAGAAATATACGCGGTAAGAGAGCTTTTTTACCATAATTTACCGCGATTTGATGTTTTTGGTAATGGTTGGTTACGTCGAAATGAAGAGACACGGGAGTTTTCTTTGCACTTAAATAAAAATAAAAGTCTTTATTCTTAGAAAGTACCGTGTTACATGGAGATATGGATAGTTTTGATATTATTCAATTTGTTCAAAGAACTGTAAACGAGCGCAAAAGTTCGGTACTTGGTGTGCTTGAAAGTAATGGTATAAGTTCAATGGAACAATATAAGGAACTAATGGGTGAATTAAACGCCTTAAATTATATAGCACAGGAACTCTCGGGCCTGCTAGATAAACAGGAGCAATTAGATGACTGAAAAAGAGGTTGATCTTTCTCGAATAAAAGAGGGTCTTAGTGATTTAGAAAAAGCGTATGTTTCTACACAAGACCGCGTACTTGACCCCTCTCTTATAGATAAAACGCTACTAGAACGCATGCCGAGTCCTACAGGATGGAGAATGCTTATCCTTCCTTATCGAGGAAAAGGAAAAACTGTTGGCGGCGTTTATCTTCCCGATAGTGTTGTAGAAGAATCCAATGTTTCTACTGTCGTAGGTTATGTTCTTAAACAAGGAATATTGGCCTATGGAGACAAGGAAAAATTTCCGAATGGTCCTTGGTGCAAGGAAAAAGATTGGGTGATCTTTCCGCGCTATGCAGGAGCTAGATTTCGTATTGAAGGTGGCGAAGTACGTATTTTAAATGACGACGAGGTTTTGGCGACTATCCAAGACCCCGAAGATATTTTATCTTTTTAGGAGAAAACAATGGCTGGTACAAAACATGAAGCTGATAATGGTGAAGTAGAGTTAGATTTTGGTGAAACCGAAGGGGCAGAAGTAGAAATAGATGCTCCTGAAGATAATAAAGAAGAACCTGTAGTAGTTGAAACTGTTGAAAAAGAAGCTGCTCCTGAAGACAATAAAGCAGAACAGGAAGAATACAGCGCTTCTGTTAAAAAACGGATTGACCGTTTAACTAAAAAAATGCGGGAAGCCGAACGCCGTGAGCATGAAGCAATTCGTTATGCTCAAACTGTTCAAGGTGAAATGCAATCAACCAAAAACCGTATGCAAGCTTTAGACCAAGGTTTTGTAAACGAGTATGGGTCGCGCATTGCCGCGGAACAACAACAGGCAGAACAACAACTTAAAGCTGCAAAAGAAGTTGGTGATACAGATTTAGAAGTAGAAGCACAGAAAAAAATGGCGCAGTTAGCTGTTTCTGCTGATAAATATACACAAGCGCAACAAAACGCAAAACAACAGCAAGCTATAGCTCAACAAAGACAACAGCAGGCCGCGCAATATGTGCAGCAACCCGCTCCCCCACCAGAAGCAGCCCCTGATCCTCAAGCCGAGGACTGGGCAGAAAAAAACGATTGGTTTGGTAAAGATCAAGCCATGACTTTTGCGGCTTTTGGTATACATAAAGGTTTAGTCGAAGAAGATGGATTTGACCCTTCGACAAATGAGTATTATAGTGAGTTGGATAGACGGATACAAAAAGAGTTTCCGCACAAGTTTTCTAACGGGAATGGCACTAAACGCCCCGCTCAGAGCGTTGCCGGAGTTTCCCGCACTACATCAGGGCGCAAACAACGGGTTAAACTCACCCCTACCCAAGTATCAATTGCTAAAAAGTTGGGTGTGCCGCTAGAAGAATATGCGAAATACGTGAAGGAGTAGAAAATGTCTGAAAAAGAAACTTTTGAGGGCATCAAACGCTCTCCCCGCGCTAAAGACTCTAGGGAGAGAGAAGAAAGGCGTAAGCCTTGGTCTCCCCCATCGATGCTGGATGCCCCGCCAGCACCGGAAGGTTACAAACACAGGTGGATTCGTGCTGAAGTGCGCGGTTTTGATGACCGTAAAAACATTTCAGCTAGGTTACGTGAAGGCTACGAGCTTGTCCGTGCGGAAGAATACCCTGATTTTGAAGCTCCGGTCATAGAAACAGGTAAATACGCGGGTATCTTTGGTGTTGGTGGATTATTGCTAGCTCGCATTCCTTTGGAAACAGTAGAAGAGCGGTCAGAATACTTTAAAAAACGTAGTCAAGACCAAATGGAAGCTGTTGACAGGGACTTAGCTCGCGAGAACTCGCATTCATCGATGACGATTGGAAAACCTGATCGTCAATCTCGTGTAACCTTTGGCGGTCCACGGAAGTAGTTTTAACCTACAAAGTGTGTCGCCCTATTTGGAGAAAACCTTATGGCTAACGAATCTTCGGCTTATGGTCTTCGCCCTATAGGACTTGTTGGTGCTGGAGCTAATAGTACAGGTGTAACCTCGTATGAAATAGCTTCTAACAACACCAATGCAATATACCAGTATTCGATTTGTGTTCCTACTGCGGCAGGAACAATAGATCAAGCTGGCGCTACATCGGGCGGTACTACTGCCGCTCTTGGTGTCCTTATGGGCGTTTACTATCAAGACGCAACACAGAAAAAACCCGTCTGGTTAAATTACTGGCCGGGATCAGGCAGCGTGAGCGTTGACACGAATTATCCTGTCACCGCTTTTGTTGCTGACAATCCAAACCAACTGTTTCAGGTGGCAACGGATGCGACAATAACTGATCGTGCAACTGCACTTACTGCTATTTTTGCAAACTCGTCATTAGGAACATCAGCAAGAACTGGTTCAACAGACACTGGCAGATCAAACTCTGGTCTTTCTGTTTCTGCTATTGCTACCACAGCTACTCTTCCGCTACGCATTGTAGGTATAGCAGACGAAGCAGCAAACAGTGATTATACTGCTGCTGGTATCCCAATGATTGTTCGCCTGAACGCACACTTCAACGCCACAGCAAGTAGGTTTGATTCTCAGACCACCTCGCTGACAACTGGCATATAAGGAAGGGGATATAGACTATGGCTATTTCTCGCGCACAACTGGCGAAAGAATTAGAACCCGGACTTAACGCTTTGTTTGGGTTGGAATATGACCGTTATGAAAACGAATCAGCAGAAATTTTTGAAGAAGAGTCCTCAGATCGGGCTTTTGAAGAAGAAGTAATGCTATCAGGATTTGGTTCGGCTCCTGTCAAAAGTGAAGGAAGCGCTATTTCCTTTGACGATGCACAGGAAACATATACGGCACGTTACACAGCAGAAACCATTGCTCTTGCTTTTAGCATCACAGAAGAAGCGATTGAAGACAATCTTTATGATCGTCTAGCCTCTCGTTATACTCGTGCTTTAGCTCGTTCAATGTCTCAGACCAAGCAGATTAAAGCTGCTGCTGTTTTAAACAACGCTTTTAATACCGCAAACCCAATCGGTGACGGTGCTGCGTTGTGTTCTGCTGCACATCCAAGTCTATCTGGTAATCAACGTAACCAATTAGCGGTTGCTTCTGATCTTAATGAAACTTCATTAGAGCAGATGTTGATTGATATTGCTGGAATGACGGATGAACGTGGATTAAAAATTGCTGTACGTGGTATGAAACTCTTAATACCAAAAGAGCTTCAGTTTATTGCGGAACGCTTGATTAATTCCAACTTACGTCCCGGTACAGCAGATAACGATATTAACGCAACTAAATCAATGGGCATGATCCCTGATGGAGCAGTAGTAAACCACTTCTTCACAGATACGGACGCTTGGTGGATTAAAACCGACGTTCCTAATGGATTTAAGCACTTTGAACGTACTCCAATCAGAACCGCTATGGAAGGCGACTTCGACACTGGCAACATGCGCTTTAAAGCGCGTGAACGCTACTCGTTCGGTGTTTCCGACTGGCGTTGTGTATTTGGTAGTGCAGGCGCGTAAATAACGTCTGTTTTTGTTTAGGGAAGCTCGGCCTTGCGCCGAGCTTTCTTTTTGAGTTATATTAAAAACACCCTGACTATTGCACCCCGCAATAGACACTAGCCACGACAGGAGTGACACATGGCTACTACGACTTTCTCTGGTCCTATAAAGGCCGGAAACATTGCAAATACAACAGGCACAACTCTTGGAACCGATGTTAAAAACACGGGCCAAGTAGTAATGGCTCAAACTTTTTCAACAGGAACTTCTCTTGCAAGCGGAGCTTCTGCTGCAAATGATACAACTGTTGTTATTCCAGCTAACTCACAAATCATTGATATAGTTCTTGATAAGCCCACTGTAATGGCGGGAGCTACATGCGTTTTCAGTATTGGAGACACAGTTGGTGGCAACGCTACTTTCCTTAACTCCTATTCAGTTACGATTGCTTCTGGAGTGGGACGAGCATACCCAACAACTGAAGCAGGCGGATCGCTCTCTTGGGCGGATACAGGAACGTCGGATGTCAAACTTACGTGGACTAGCACTGGCGCTACTTCTGCTGGTGAAATTAGAGCCACAATTTTGTATCAGCAAAATAATAATTTGTCATAATCCGACCTAAAGGAGAACTACTATGTCGGGTTCAGATGCTCAAGCTACGTTTATAGAGGCCGCCGCCGCAGACACCGATGGGGTTTGCGCGGCGCAATCTGTAGGCAGCGCTACAGACCTTACAATTAATGGCGCTCTTGCTTCGGGAGGGGCAGTCACTTTTGACCAGCCGCGTAATGTAACGATTTTGTCTGCTGGTAATGATTCAGGAATTACTTTTACAGTTACTGGTACGGATGAAACGGCAAGCGCTGTTACCGAAACTATCACAGGAGCTAATACAGGCACGGCTACAGGCACTACTTATTTTGCTACAATTTCTCAAATTGCTTCTAGTGGAGCAGCAGCGGGAAATGTTTCTGTAGGTTCTGGAACAAGTATTGCCGCCCCTATTTTTAGGGGAAGTATGCGTTTAATAGGTTTATATGTTGTTAATACAGGTACTGCTGGAACAGTTACATTCCGACAAACCTCGGCTACGGGAACGGTTAGGATGCAATTTAACACGGTTGCGTCTGCTAATACGAACGCTTATCCCGATATACCCGACGAAGGTATTCGGTTTAATGCAGGGGGCTATGTTGTTTATACTCAAACAGTAATGTCTTCAATGACGGCATTTCATGCCTAGAACACCGAAGGTTGGGGCAAAGTAATGGCTACAACCAAACAGGTGCAAAAAACGCCTTCGGGACGTTTGAAATACAGAGGGGTTACTTTTTCTGGTTATAACAAACCAAAAAGAACTCCTAATGAACGTAAAAAAAGCGCGGTTTTGGCTCGAAAAGGAGACAAAGTTAAAATAGTACGGTTTGGCGATCCAAACATGACTATTAAAAAATCACAGCCTGCTAGAAGAAAGAGTTTTAGATCGCGCCACAAATGTAACAGTGCCAATGACAACTTTACTGCTCGTTATTGGTCATGCAAAGCGTGGTGAATATGACAACCGAAAAAGAACGCGAAACCCTTGTTTCGATAAACACAAGAATTAGTGTTATAGAAGAGGTCATAAAACGGTTAGAAACAAATCATCTGGCTCATATTGAAAAAGACATAGCTAGGTTGGATGCTAAAATTTGGGCTTTAATAAGCGGTATGGCGATACAACTAGCTACTTTTGTTGTAGCATTATTAATTTTTATTTTACCAGTGGCGTAATTAAAATGGCTTTTGATTTTTATAGCGAAAAAGAACAGAAAGTAATTTTTGAAATAAAAAAATGGTCGGAAGAATCATTAGAAGATTCTAATGATAATTTTAATGGGTTATCAGCTTGCCCAAAAGCCAAAAG